CCCAGTCCGGCAGGGTGATCTCGATCCAGCCGTCGCCGTGGTCGAATTCCACCGGCTCGGGCTTGCGGTCCAGCGCCTCGACGCCGCGCGGCAGGTCGAGGCGGAGCATCAGCGTGGCACGCGCGGTGCCCCTGCCGGGTGCCGCCGCCAGCACGAACGGCCCGCCCGGCTCGATCCGCAGCTGGCCCGCGTGGTTGCCGCCGCCGACCAGAACCTGCACGCCTTCCCTCAGCTTCAGGAGGGCGGCGCCGTCCAGCCCGCCCGTGCGGATGACGATGGTGATCCGCGGCCGCAGCCGCCGGCCGCCGGCGCTGGAGCCGACGGTGATCGGCGCGGCATTGGCGCCCTTGGCCGCCGCCGGGGGCTTGAGAGGGGTCCAGGACATCAGCCGATCTCCTTCGCGCCGGCGGGCTCGATGACGAATTCCTCGCCGCTGCTGGCGATGGTCACGCCGGGGATGGTGGCCGCGGCGTCGGCCATGGACAGCATCGCGGCCTTGTCGATCTCGACCTTGCGGCGGAGGAATTCCTCCCGCTCGTGCCCCAGCAGCCAGGCCAACACGTCCGCGGGCTTCGTGAGCTTCACCGCCGGCGGCGCCAGGCGCCACGCGATGGTGCCGGTGCCGAGCTTCACGGTCTTGGTCCGCCCGCCATCGGTCAGCGCGTGGCGGTTTGCCTCGGCCCAGATCTGCAGGCCGCGGGTCAGGCGGTCCATCTCGGCCGACAGGTCGGCGACGATCGCGGCCGTCGCTTCCTTGGCCTTCGCGATGCTTTCGGCGAGCGCACCTTCGTGCAGCAGCACCTGGCGCTGCAATTCGCCGATGCGGGCGATGAAGGCGTCGGCCTCGGCGGCGTCGCGGGCGGCGGGCACGGCTTCGGCGCGCCGCTTGGTGCGGGTGATGGCGTTCATGCGGGGTTCTCCGGCGAAGGGGGCTGCGCGGCGGCCCAGACGCGTTCCACGCGCTGGGCCAGCCAGGGGTCGGTCTCGAGGCGCGCGGCCAGCGCCCGCACCCCATGGAAGACGGTGGAATGGTCGCGCTGCAGGGCAGCGCCGATGCGCGGCAGGCTGTGTTCCAGCCGCGTGTGCGCCAGGTGCATCACGACCTGGCGCGGGATGACGAAGCGCTGCATCCGGCGGTAGGACAGCAGCTGCTCCACCGTGACGCCGAATTCCGCCGCCGCCGCGCCGGCAAGCCGGCGGATGGACGGCGAGGCGATGTCGCCGGCGCCGATGCGCGCGACGTGATGGCGCAGCTGGGCAAGTTCGGCGCGCAGCGCGTCGATCTCGGCCAACATGGCGCTTTCGCGGGCGGGCATCATGCGCGGCCCCCTTCCACCACCTGGAAGGGCGCGAGGACGACGGTGACGCCGTCCTCGACCGGCCGGCCGGCCAGCGTGAGCAGCGCGACCCGCTGCCGTTCGCCGAGGCGGGCGAGCTCGGCATTGGCCTTGAGCGCGTCCGCCACGGCCGCGGCCTGGCCGGCGGAGATGGCGCCGCCGTGGCGGCGGCGGGCCTCGAAGATGGCGGAAAGGTCTTCGAGGTTGTCGGCCATCTGGGCGAAGGGGCTGGGCATCAGCGGTCCTCCGCGCGGGCGACGGCGGCGATCGCGGCGTGCAGTTCCTCGGAGTAGAGCGCGCGGCTCTCGCACCACTGCGCGAGGCCGCGAAGGGCGTCCATCAGCGGCCGGAACTCCGCGCAACGACGGGCGATTTCCTTCGCCGTGGCGGCCGTTGCGCAGTCGGCGAGCGTGCCGCCCAGGGTCACGCCAGATGCGGTGCGCTCAGGGCGCATGCAGACACGGCTGCCTTCGGCGTAGATGCCGCCGTCGTTGTCGTCGGGCCGGGCCCCGCGCCCATCCATCGGATTGTCGGTCGGGTAGCCCATCACGCGCCCTCCCCGCCCAGCGCCGCGCCGGAGGACAGCCTCTCCCACGCCATGCGGATATGCTGTTCGGCCAGCCGCTCGGCGCCTTCGGCACCCGCCAGCATGTGCGCCATGCGCAGCACCTTGGTGAGGTTGCGCAGCGCGCCCGGCCGCTTCGCGATGGCCTGCAGGACCGCGCGTTCCTCCTTGCCCGTCACTTCCCATGCGTCGAGCAGCTTCTCGACATCGCCCTTCAGCGCGCGCGGGCGCTGCAGGCGCATTCCCACGCGGGAGAACAGCTGCGCGAACTGTGCGGCGCGCGTGCCGCCTTCCAGCCGGGCATAGACCTGTTCGTTCCCCAGCAGCGCGATGCCGATGTTCGCCTGGTCGTGGAACATCCGCAGCTGGTCGAGCGTCTGGCTCGTCAGGTGCTGCGCCTCGTCGATCAGCACCAGGCCCTGGCTGCCGGTCATCCGCCGGCCCAGCGCGCGGGAGAGCTTCTGGCTGGACAGTCCGCGTTCGGTCACGCCGATCGGCTCCGCCAGCTCATCCAGCAGCGCGCGCGGGCTGCTCATGGTGGGCTCGGCCGTGACCATCCAGACATTCGCGCTGCGGGCGGCGTACCAGCGCGCCGTGCTGGTCTTGCCGACGCCGGGCGCGCCGGTCACGACCACCATTTCCGGCATGTGCTGGGCGTGTTCCAGCGTGGCCAGGATGGCCTCGGCCGTCGGCGTGGCCACGAAGGCCGGCGCGCGCGGCGCGAGCGCACGGGTGCGGTCCTGCGCTTCCAGGCCGTTCAGCCAGTGCAGGGTCTGTTCAGCCAGGTGGGCGTTGCGGCCCTTGTAGGTGCCGCCCATCCAGCTGCTGAAGGTGCCGTAGGGGATGCCGACTTGGCGGCTGACGTCCGTCATCGCCATCCTGCGGTCGGCCATGGTGCTGCGGACCCGGGCGCGGACGGCCTCGATATCCTCGGGGCTCATGGCCGGTTCGAATGCGTCGCTGGGCATGGTATTCCTCGTGGTGCGTGGGGGATGCCGAGGTCGCCTGCTGGGCATCAGTCCTCGGTGTCGTCGTCGTCCGGCACCAGCCGGAGCAGCGGGGAGGTTCGAGCTCCCCGCTGCTGCGCGACGCTGGCGACGAACAGGCGCTCGGAGCGTTCGGCCGAGCTTTCCTCCTCCTCGTTTTCGGTGATGGGCTTGAGCGCCGCCGCGCCGCGGAACAGCGGGCGGATGACGTGCGGCGTCGGCGCCTCGGGCGCGTCGCGGCGCAGCGCGGCCAGGTCGCGGGCCAGCTGCTCGGCGCTGATGCGCGCCTCGGCCTCGGCCAGCAGGCGCAGGCCCTTGCGGCGCTGCTTGACCGCCTGCGCGGTGCGGCGCGCGGCGTCCGTGTCGCCGAAGCCGGTGTCGGCCCAGCATTCGGCGGTGACCAGGAAGTCCCCGTTCGCGAGGTAGACATGGACGGGCGCGTGCAGCCGGTCCGGGTCGAAGCGGATGACGACCGGCCGGCCGATCACGCGGCTCAGCGCCGGGTCGTGATAGCGGTTGCCCAGCAGGTGGATGGTGCCGTCGCGGCGGACGCGGACTTCCTCGGCCGCCAGCAGGAAGATGCGGCGCTGTTCGGCCGTCGCGCGGCGGATCGGAACCTCGGCGTAGGATGCGGCGAAGGTCTCGTCGAAGGACCGGCCGCGGCAATTGGCGGCGGCGCGCCCGGCGCGGGCGTTGTGCTCGGCGACGCCGGCCTCCATGACCGCGACGAACTCGGCGATCGGCACGGCCTTGCTGCCGTAATCCTCCGGCTTGGCGGTCGGGCTGTTGCCGGTATAGGCGCCGGCGAAGGCCGGGTGCCGGGCGATGTCGCGGGCGAAGTCGCCGAAGGCGCGCTCGATCGGCTTGGACTGGCCGGAATACGGCTTCGCCCAGTGCACCTGGACGCCCAGCATCGGGAAGATGCCGAGCGGCTCCTCCGCACGGACCTTGAACCGGAAGCGACGCTTGATGCCGCCCGACATGGTCTTGTTGGCCGCCGCCAGCGTGTTGTCGATGGTGACGGCGTCGGGGATGCCCCAGGTTTCGACCACGTCGCCGAAGGCCAGGCGGAAGGTGTCCCCGGTCTCGGCCTGGGCCACGCGCCAGGCGAGGATCTTGCCGGAGTAGAGATCCTGGAAGAACACGACCATCGGGCGGGCGACGGTGCCGTCGTCCCACCTGGCGAAGACGTCGAAGCGGTGGCCGTCGGCGTTCAGCCACTGCATGGCGTGCAGGGTGGAGCGGTCGCGGCGCTGGGCGGGGAACATGCGGGCGGCGGCGTCGGCGCCGTCGCGCAGATGTGCCACCACCACCGGGTCCAGCGCGTCGATGCGCCGGCGCAGCGTGCGGGCGGAGGGCAGGCGCCAGCCGCGTTCCCGCGCCACGCGCTCGAGGTCGCGCAGGGACTGCTCGAAGGTCGGGCGGGCGGGGCGGAGGTAGTGGCTGCGCAGCCATTCCCATGCGTCTTCGTCGCAGGCGGCGCGCGGGCCGGCGGCGCCCGTGAATTGCGGCAGCAGGCGGGCGAGCCAGGAGGCGCGCGGCACGCCTTCGACCAGCGCGGCCCAGGCATAGAGCTGCGAGCGCGAGATGCGGCGCGACGCCGCCACCTCCATCATCGCAAGGCTGCGGGGCTGGCCGGCGGAGACCAGCGCCTCCACCGCCTGCAGCGCGGCCAGGCGGTCGCCGGCGCGGGCCTTGCTGGTGTCCTTCGCGCGGTCATAGGCCGCCCAGGCGGCTTCGTCGGAGACCTGCTTCAGGCGCGTCTCGCGGTCCTTCGGCGCCTCGGCGGCGCCGAGGCGGGCCAGCAGCCGCGCGCGGGTGAAGGACGGCAGGACATGGATGGCATATTCGATGCCGCCGCCCCGCCCGCAGCGACGGCGCCAGAGGGTGCCTTCGGCGTCGGGGCGGAGCCATTCCTCGCGTTCGGCAAGCACGGCAATGCCGCGACGCGTCTCGGGCAGCCCCGGCAGGTCGAGGGCCGCGAGCTCTGCGGCCGTGAACCAAAGGTTAATTTCCGGGGCAAACGAAGGAGCAGGCGGCATCACGCGCCTCCCCCCATGCGCGCTTGGCGCATCAGGTGTTCGCGGTGGCGGCGGAGCTCGTCTTCGCGCTCGCGGATCGCCGCGACCTCGATCAGCGGCAGGTGGCGGCGCTCGATCACGGCCCAGCCCATGGGCTCGGCCAGCAATTCGAGCAGCCGGCGGTCCCGCGTGGCGTGCAGCAGCGCCAGGAAGCGCGGCACGCTGATCTTGTGGTCTTCCCGCGCCTGGCTGGCATAGGCGTCGAGCATGGCGGGGGAGACGCGCTCCCCCAGGAACGCCGACATGCGCGCGGCGATCGTCTCTCGGCAGTCCTCGGCATCGTGCAGGGCGGCGGCGACGGCGCGGGACAGGCGCGCGGCGAAGGTTGCCGCCCGCACCTGTTCCTCCGGGAAGCGCGCCACGGGCTGGGGCGGCTGCCAGTCAAGAAGGTCGGGCTGTCCGGTGTGCCGCGGCATGTCCATGCGTCAGCGCAGGCCCGCCGCGGCGGTCAGCCGCTCGGCCGCCGGGATGAGCCCGGCGCCGACGCCGGCCAGCGTGCCGATCCAGAAAAAGCCGATGACGATGGTGGCGAAGAACACGCCGCCGACGACCGAGCCGAAGGACACGCGCGGGCGCATCACGCGGCCTCCGCCGGGGTGGTGCTGACCTCGCCCTCGGCGACCAGGTAGTCGACGAACCGGCGGCGGGCGGCCTTGCCGGCCTTGCGCCAGGCGGACATCAGGGCGGCGTGCTGGCGCACGGCCTCGGCCGCCGCGTTCGTCGTGGGCGGGCCGTGGATGGCCGCCATCGCGGCGGCGACCGTGCGGGTG